TCACTTAGCGCAATAGTACCAGTTCCAGTAAAATTAGCCCAAGACTTCGCAGCATGTTGCTTAGTTAGCGTAGCCGCACCGCCAGAGGTGTTCTGAATTGTATCTGCTTTTAACGTACTCATAGCGTCACCAATGTACCACCAGATTCAACGGTGAGTGTCACACCGCTGGCTACTGTGAGTGGCCCTGTTACGTTAGCGTTCTCTGTTGCCAGAATGGTTGTGTTGGAACTGAGTGTCTGTGCGTTGGTACGGAACATGCCGCTTGCCTTGAACGTACCCTTGTTTTCTGCGGCAGGTGTTACAGACGCTGCAGACACACCCATGTAAATTACGAAGATGTTACCTGTTCCGCTTGAAGGTGCTGCAGTAAAGGTGAGTGTTGTACCGTCTGGCACAGTGAACGCATCAACACTTTCCTGTACGACACCATCTACAGATACGATGATATCTTCCTGAGTTACTGTCTGGTTCAGGGTAAACGTAGTTGTAGACCCGTCACCATTAAACTCTTGGGTAGCAGGTCTGCTTTGAAAATTTGCAGTGATAGGATTACCGATGAGGGGCATGGGCTATTCCTTATGAACTGATGGTGTCAACTACAGAGACCCAAACATCTGCGCTGCTTGCGGTATCACTCTTGACGTTAAGTATGTCGCCAGATTGCATTACAACTTTTGCCCCACCATCTAATACCTGTAGGGCTGAACCTACTGGGATGGGGGCAGCTTTAACAATGTAGTAATCATCGGTAGCACCTGCCCCAGTGATATACACATCCATTGTAATTTGTGAAGTTGTAACATTAGCAATATTGATACCAATAAGAGCATCGTCGGAATTTGCGGTTCGTAGAACTACTTCACTAGTCCCCACATTCCTTGCAATGTTTCTTTCAAAATCCTGTGCCATGATTTCTCCTCAGTATATTATACTGTTTGTAAAAGTGTCTGTCAACTATAGAGCGATTGCCATAGCCACCGCAAAACCAGCCGTAGCACCAGTTGACAGGTTGGTTAGCTGCGAACCATCGACTGCTGGCAACCGTGCAGAGCCGTCAAGTACGACTACGTTACCTGCAGATGTTCCGGTATCGGCTACTGCTGCCGTACCCAAACCAAGAGTTGTACGCTGGGCGGAAGCATCCGCATCATCCAACAGGGCTTTACCTGCGGCTGTGAGGTCGTACACTGCAGCCGTGCCTGACCCGGTAAACTGAATACCTTTATCTGCTGCGGAAGTCAGACCAGCAAGTGCTTGCAGTTCTGCGTCGAGACGTGCGTTAGCAACCGTGCCAGTAAGTTGAGAGGCATCGATTGACTTGTTAGTCAGGGTTTGTGTTCCTGTATCAGATACTAAAACTGCATCTGAATTTCCAATAACGTTACCACCGGGTAGTGTTAAGGCATTAGTTGCACCATTAGCATGTGGTTGTGGCTTTAAGGTCTGTGCGTGAGCGTTATTTACTTCACAATAAAACTTTATCTCTGCTACACTGCCAGTGCTAGACCGTATATCAATGCTACCGTCTTCAAGAATAACACCACCTGTAGAACCGTTACCATCTACCAAAACTTTACCGCTACCATTTGGTAGTAGGCTTATGTTACCATTAGATACGGACACGATATCCTGCCCATTAACATCGAGGTTACCACCAAGCTGTGGGGTTGTATCTGCAACCACATCTGTAATACCACCAAGACCAGAAGACAGGTTAGCAAGTGTCAGTTTCTTCAACGCACCTGCGTCTGCATCGTGAATTAGTATGGTATCATTAGATGTATCTAGTCCTGAAGTAATAGCAGTTTGACCTGTGATTACATTAGCGTTAAGCATTGCTGATTCAACAGCACTGTTTGCGATTGTGACTGCACCTGCACTACTGATGGTCACGTCCCCCGATACAGCAACCGGATTGAAGTTCGAACCGTCTGCCACCATGATGTGACCAGAGGTGTTCGTACCCATAGTGATGTCATCGCCTGTGACAGTCAGGTCACCGGATACAACAACGTCTCCACTGAAGGTAGCTTTACCATTCAGAGCCATGTCGATATCTAGGGCAGTGATAGCAGACGAACCGTCTGTACCTTTGATAGCAAAGTTTTTATCTGCTGTGCTTACTGTGAGTTCGACATCAGATGAGTTGTTAGCAATGTCAAGGATTGATGTGCCATCGTCTTTGAAAATAATATTTGCACCACCCGCATCAAGGATGATATCAGCGGTTGCATCGAGAGTGATGTCTGCACCAGAGTCAATCTCTGCAATGATTGGTGTGGTGAGGGTTTTGTTGGTAAGAGTTTGCGAACCTGTCAGGGTTGCAACAGTGCTGTCAATAGCAAATGTAACAGCGTTACCAGAACCGCTGGTATCAATGCCTGTACCACCTGTAAAAGTAAGTGTCTCACTATCTAAGTCTATGCTGAGTGCGCCACCACTATCTGCTTGAAAGTCCAAGTCCTCTGCAGTTAACTGTGTGTCAACGTACGCTTTGATTGATTGCTGTGTTGCCAACGACGTTGCGCTGTCGGATGCCATGTTGTCTTCGTCAAGGATGGCTGTAACAGTTGCACCACTTGAAAGCACAAGACTGTCTATATTAGCTGTGCCATCTAAATGCAGGTCTTTGAACTGTTTACTGCTTGCGCCGAGGTCGATGTCGTTGGTAGTTGAAGGTTCGATTACCCCATCTTTGATAACAAGTTGTTCTACAGACGAACTTGATACGTCCACAGAGAACTCAATCTGATTATTAGGGTTGTCGATTACAACCTTGTTGAGGGGCGTAGCAATGCCGGGGTCACCAATCAGACCAATGACCGGACCTTCTGCTGCCGTACCATCGTGTTTGTGACCTGATGTATTATTGAACGCTGCAAGAACTTGGTCAAACTCATCGTTACTGTGTGCAGCGGTGATAACGTCGCCGTCAGTAAACGTGGATTGTCTGGTATATCCTGCCATGTTTTATCTCCTTCCGCCCGGAGTGAACTCCAGTTGGTAGCCTTTCAGTGAAATTGGTGCGGCTCCTGCCGCGTCGTCTAGTCTTACCGCAACTGTGAATCCGCCACCTTCTACACTCTGACGTACGAGCGGTGTGCCTGATGAACCGTATACGGCTGTTCCGTACGTAGATGAAGCGTTACCATAAATGGCTACGGCAGCACCTGTGTTCAACGTGTATTGATTTGGTTGTGGTGTTTCGCTTGAATTAAAATCGTATCGGATACGAAAGTTTGAGTTCACCGCACCTTCGTTATCGTAGTTCCAAATGATACGCTGCATCATCTTACGGATACCAGCGTCACCCATCGTGTAATCAGGGCCACGATATATGGCTGTTATATTTGTTCCATCGAACGTGTTTCCTGTTTCTTGTTTGTAAACGTACCCGTCGTATCCGCCATGAAGGACAGTCTCTACACCACCGATAAATCCAGAGGTGCAATATGCAGGTTTGATACCTCGTACGTCTGCATATTCCCAACCAACACCACCATCAACACCAGCTTTGATAACTCCTAACAAACCCGGAGATGATGTAGTACCCCCGCTATCATCAGGGAAGAACAGACGGTACTGAGACTTTGCTCTTATAACGACACTAGAGATACGGTCTTTGTCGATGTTATCAAGGCGAGGCTGTATCTGTTTAGAAATCGTACCAAGTTCAACGTCACCGATTCTTTCTGTACCAGCAATCGTACGCAGTCCGTCCGGTGCAAGGTAAATCAAGTCACCTGATATCTCTTGGATGCTAAACCCATCAACACAGCCGATAGCACGAGTAACAGGAACTACTGCAAAATCCGATGAACTAGAACCTGCAATTTTAAAAATAGAATCTTCACAGAACACAAACAAGTTTTCACGGAAGACCTTGATACCTACAATAGGTTCATCTACTTTTATGCTGCCTGCACCACTAGCACTCGTAAAGTCATCCTCATCAAACGGAACACTAAAAATAAGTTCTTGTGGACTTGCAGACATACCAGCATAAAATGCGTGACTTCTAAATATCTCTACAAACTTAGGGTCTGCTGGTCTACCGGATGCACTAACGTCTGTAACAGAAGAGTTATCGAA